AGCAGAAGGCTACAATAGCCGCAATCACACTGAATGCAGAGAAAACAGCAAAAGCTAGTGCTGCACTGCAACAACAGAATCAGCAGTATGAGGCTGAGATGTCTGAATACCTAGATATTTTTCGTAGACACAACCTTGCGAAGATAGCCAGTGCAAGACCGGGACAGATACAAACTCAAGCAAATGCTAGAACAAAGGAGGTATTTGATGCAATTGAAGAAGTCAGTAATCGCATTAGCAATCCTAACCCTTAGTGGTTGTAGTTTGCTACAGCAACCTCCAAGACAGGTGGAAGTTATAAGTAAGCCCGTGCAGATAGATATTGTACAGCCAGTTATGCCTCGACCTTTAAACCTCAAAGAACCCAAGTGGTACGTAGTTTCGGATAGAAAAATACCGAAAGAAGAGCGTACCTATATGGATAAGTTTGAGGCAGATATTAAAAAGAAGCATGGGGGAGACCTCGTGTTTGTCGCAATGACAGTTGCAGATTATGAGTTAATGGCTTATAATACGCAAGAAATCAAGAGATACATTAGCCAGTTAGGCGAAGTAATTGTATATTACAGAGAGGTGACTACGAATGAAAAAGAGGAATCCAGTAGCGAAGTTCCAGCGAAAGTACAATAAAGCAAAAGTATTTAAAGATCGTAAGCGCGAAGCAAAGAAGAAGGGCGAACTACACACGTATAAGGATGAAGAGTGAGAATATTTGTAGGACATGACTCTACACAACCAGAGAACACAGCAGTCTGTGTTAGGTCTATAGAGAGATTTGGACACAAAGTAACACTTCTCGATATAAATGATCTAAAAAGAGATCATGGATACTATCGAGAGAATGAGGATGGTTCTACAGAATTTACTTATACCCGTTTTCTAGTACCCTATTTATGCGGATATAAAGGCAGAGCGATGTTTTGTGATAGCGACTTTGTCTGGCGCAAAGACCCTGCTCTGATGGAAAACAGTATAGGAGATTCGGCAGTCACAGTAGTAAAACACCTAGTAAAACAAGTACGAGAAGATCATAAGTTTTTACAGAATAAAAATGAGTGGTATCCTCGTAAATGGTGGAGTTCTATGATGGTTTTTAACTGCGACCATGAAGAGTGTTCAAACTTAACTGTAGACGCAGTGAACAAACAAACCCCTCAGTGGCTTCATAGATTAGAGTGGGCTAGTGAAATAGGTAGACTCGATGAGTCATATAATTATTTAGTAGGCTACTACAACTTCATGTCAGACCCAGTAGCACTACACTTTACAGACGGGACACCAATCTACACAGATTATGCCCACGACGAGTTCGCGGAGGACTATAATGACCTTAGATGAAATGAAGGAATATGTACGAGGAAAGAATGTTATTCTCGTAGGCAACTGTTTAGACGCTTTTGAAAAAAACCATGGAGACTTTATTGACGGTCACGATGTAGTGGTAAGATTCGGTAAAGGTTTAACAGATGGAATTGTTGCTGACAAAATTGGTAGTAGGACTGACATATGGGTTACTGGACAACTTCGTATGAAGACAGTACGTTTTGTAAACAAGAGTACGCATATTCTTTTTAATGAGTCTTTGTACAACCCCGAGATAGGTAAACCTACCGTTCCCCACCTGTCTATGTACACACAGGAAGAGATTGAGGCAATAGCGGCAGAGTATAATCTTCCTGAAGATAAAAGACTATCTGCAGGAGCTATTACAGGACACTGGTTCTATAATGTTTGTAATACTTGGAATACGTTGACATTTAAAAACTTTGACGCATTTACAAAAGTACTGAAGTTCAAAGCATCCCACAGTGTAGACATCTCAGACGGAGTACAGTACACAGGTAGCTGGCATCTTCCGCTCCTCAGAAAAGAAACTATCGACCCCAACTATTCAATCGAAGACGGGAATCCTGCTCATGATACCGCTACAGAAGTAGCTATGTATCAAGACTTACTTCAAGACGGTAATGTAATATGGTCGGGAGAGCCTCCTGCCGTAAAGACACAAGAGCTTAAACAAGACGCCCTAGTTCTATGGACTAGAGGAAGATCACGAATAGAAGAAGAGTAATGTTAATTTTTGACAACTTTATTACTGATCCTAAAGTATTAAAGGGTATTACAAACTCTCCTTTCTGGGAGCGTAAGTCGTTCTACTGGAATGACGCTCTATTCAACAAAGATAAAGAGCGTACCAATGGAATAGGAGAGTTCCTAGTTGAGCAAATGCTTGCCCACCCTATAATATCCAAAGAATACCCGTTTGACCGAGCAGCGGGGTTCGAGTACTGGCCCACAGTTACAACAAAAAACTCAATCTCGGAAGATTGCGACTACTCCTTAGATGTACACACAGATTTTGACATACTACGCTATGAAACAACAGGGGAAGTAGTACATCCTCTTTTCGGAGCAATAATATATTTTGGAAACCAGGATGTAGAAGGAGGAACTCTCAGATCTTGGGAAGAAGATGACGATGAAATCTGCAAATTAGTAGAACCTGTAAACAATAGAATTGTAGTTTTTCAGTCAGATAAACCGCATGGAGTTACCTCAGTTACCTCGGGTATTAGAAAAAGTATCGCTATAAACTTCTGGGAAGACCCAGTAATGTTACCAAACGAAGAATAATTCTTGACAGCCTTTCCCAAATCTAGTATAATATCATTTCTATTTTACGGAGAGTACCATGAATTTATTTTATCTTGACGATGATCTCGACAAGTGTGCAGAGTATCACGTAGACAAACATATTGTAAAGATGCCTCTCGAGGTTGCCCAGTTGCTGTGTACAGCTATCTGGGTAGACGAGCATCTAGGGTTTGTACCGCGTGCTCTTAACAAAGAAGAGCGTGATCATCTCAACGCTCTCAAGAAAGAAATCAAACATCTTCCTATGGAAGAACGACCACTAACCCCGTATCTACCGATGATGTACAATCACCCTTGCACTATCTGGGTACGCTCATCGCTAGACAATTTTGAATGGACACACTGTTATGGTAACGCTCTTAATGACGAATATCATTATCGCTATGCGAAACAACACAAGTCGATTGTGGAAGTGGTTAACAAGCTACCAGAGCCACGGAATCTACCAAGACTCGGATTCACAGAGTTCGGACTAGCAATGCCTGATGAGCTTAAAGACTACGACAACCCTATACAATCTTACAGGGACTACTATCACCTCGATAAAGCCACCTTTGCCGTGTGGTCGCATCGGTCAAAACCTGACTGGTGGAACGAGGACTATGCAGACTACGACAAAAGGATCACAGCAAAATGAGCCACGTAAAACTTATATCGACATCTTCGCCTAATATCTTATATGATATTGCGTATATGGCTAGAGTATCTAACCCTAGCAATCAGAATAATACAGAGACAAATGAGAAACTGATTCGGTACCTCATTAAACACAAACACTGGTCTCCTTTTGAGATGGCGAGTGTTGCAATCGAGATCAATACGACTCGAGATATTGCACACCAGATAGTACGACATCGAAGTTTTGCTTTTCAAGAGTTTAGCCAAAGATACGCTAACCCAGACGAGCAAGGCTATCCGTATGTAATACGACAAACCAGACTACAAGATGCTAAGAATCGTCAGAACAGTATTGATACTGATGATGAATTACTACACCAACACTGGGTAGCACAACAGCAGAAAGTAATTGAAACAGCAAGTGCAGCTTATAAATGGGCACTAGAGAATGGTATAGCTAAAGAACAGGCTCGTGCTGTACTTCCAGAGGGTCTAACAAAGACTCGTTTGTATATGCAGGGCACAATACGTTCTTGGATTCACTACATTGATGTACGAACTACACCAGGTACACAGAAAGAACACATGGAAATTGCAAAACAGTGTGCATATGTAATCGAACCTTTCTTCCCTATGATACAGGAGTTTGTGCATGACTGAGGGCAGAAAGTTTGATAGTGAAAAACCTAAAATGCACCTTCTGCCTCCTAATGCTACACTTGAAGTAGCAAAAGTATTGACTTTCGGAGCGCAGAAGTATGACGAAGAAAACTGGCGTAAGTTAGAGAATGCACAGAAGCGTTACACAAGCGGTGCACTACGGCACATATTCGCCCACATGGGTGGCGAGCTACAAGACCCAGAAACAAATTATTCACATCTAGCACACGCTATTTGTTGCTTGATGTTTAAACTAGAATTGGAGTTAGAGAATGGCGAGAACAACAGTAAAGAAAAAGAGTTACGAGAACTTATCGAATCAAAACATCGAGAAGGTGATAGCACTTCTAAACCCAAGTTCTTCGGAGAAACCTATAACCAAAAAGGAAGCCTGTGATATTCTAAACATAGCCTACAATACTACTAGGCTAAACAAGATTATCGAGGATTATGAGGACAGAAAAGCATATGTCAAGAAAAGAAAACAGTCTCTGCGGGGTCGTCCAGCGTCACGCGAAGAAATCGCTGAAGCGTGCGAAAGCTACCTCACAGGAGATACTATCTCAGATATCAGCAAGTCCCTCTTCAGAAGTCCATCCTTTGTACGGGCTATTCTTGAAAGAGTTGGAGTCCCACAAAGACCGTCAGGAAAAGACGAAAGACTAACGGCTCACTACTATCCAGACGAGTGTATGTCTGATGATTTTGCAGAAGGTGAGATTGCTTGGTCTGCTACCTATCACGCGGCAGTAGAAGTGAAGAACAGACTCACCCCCGAGTTTCTAGCAAGCAAGAAAGGTATGACTCCTTTTGACTATGAGAAGAAGTATGGCTGTCCTGCGTACTCTATCTATGTTCGTCAGAAGGTAGATAGTGAAGACACTTTCTTTTCAAACGTAGTCGCAGGAGGGTTCTCAGCATATGCTCCTGCCTATGAGCTATGTAAGCTCGAACATTTACGAGATTACGGAGTAAGAATCGAGAGGTTGTAAAAAATACTTCTTGACAAGATGGTTAAAATCCGCGTATAATATCATTTCAAATTTAGGAGAATACCATTGGGCGACCGATTCTATACTCAACAACTTAAAGCACTGGGCGACTGCCCAGGAAACAAAAACCCTAACAAGAGGACACGAAAAGTGGCTTGGGACGACGATAAAAAAGCACAAGCAGTATCAATGTACGAAGAAGCAGAACCAACTCCAGAGACCAGTATGGAGATTGTAAAAGATATTGCAGAAGAACTAGACGAATCACCTAACGGTGTTCGTATGATCTTAACAAAAGCTGGCGTTTATGTTAAGAAAACACCTGCCGCTAAATCTAGCGGTGGCACTACAGGAGGTGGTACTCGTGTATCTAAAGCAGCAGCTGCAGAAGCACTCATTGCCGCGCTCGGAGATGCAGGTCAAGAAGTAGATGAGGAAATCATTGCTAAACTGACTGGTAAAGCATCTCAGTATTTCACTAAGGTAATTCAAGCAATTAACGAAGGTTAAATACTAACCCTGCTAGTTTCGGCTAGCGGGGTATTCTTGTATCTAGCAAAAGCACCTCGCAGTAAGTAGATTCGCAATAAAGATTGCTGAATTACTACCAAGGAGCTAAAGTGAAAAAGCAAGAACTGGCACGTTTAGTGCACGACTATGGGGATGCCGTTATTACTTATCGTAGCGAACACTCCAAAAAGCTAAAGTACAATGTTTGTACATTAGACTTCACAACTCCCTATATTCAGAAAAAGAAGAATAGAGCCAAGGAAACTGACGACACTCTTCTTTTCTTCTGCTGGGATACCGACTCATACCGATTACTACGACCTGCCAACGTGTCTAGTGTAGTTCCACTGTCTTCCATTCTTAAGAATGAAGGCAGGAGATAATGGATTTACATCAAGCTCCTGAAGCATACTCTCGTGTTATACATTATGACAAAGTAAAAGAAGTACAGATAAGACTCACAATCAATACGTTCAGGGATGTAGAGTATATGCACTTGCGTAAATACTACATGGACTTTGATGAGGAGTGGAAACCCACACCAGAAGGAGTAGCAATGCCCTTAGATCTTTCTAACTCAAGAGAGATGTTTGCAGGTCTAATAGAGATACTATCTCTAGCAGAGTCTAAAAGTTTAATCGAAGAACATTTTTCAGATCTAATTCAGGATCTCTATAAATAGTTCTTGACAAACTTGCTTAAGTTCCGTATAATATACTTTCTTATTTAGGAGAATACCATGCAGAACTTTTTAGACAGAATGAGTCAGTTGTACTATGAAGGTACTCCCGCTATCTCTGATGCGGAGTTCGACCTTCTAGCAGATAAGCACAACTATAGTAAAGTGGGTTACACTGTTACGGATGCTGTGAAGCACGCGTATCAAATGTACTCTCTTCAGAAGTGCTTTGACATCAACGAGGCTCCTCTGCCTGTGGAAGAATGTATTGCTACCCCTAAATTGGATGGTGCAGCAGTGTCTTTATTGTACTGTGACGGCAATCTTGTACTCGCTCTCACTCGTGGGGACGGTCTACAGGGTCGTGACATTACCGACAAGATGCGTCAGTTAGTTCCTACTGAGATCAACGATACTGGTCTTATACAGGTTACTGGCGAAGTTGTTGCTCCAAGTAGTGTACCTAACTCTCGTAACTTCGCTTCGGGGTCGCTTGGTCTTAATGATCTTGCTGAGTTCAAAACTCGCCCCTTAGTGTTTGTAGCATACGATGCAACACCACATCAAGCCTCTAACTATGCTTGCTCTCTTGAGATCTTGCATAAAATGGGTCTAAACGTGGTTACTCGCTTTAAAGCAGACGCTTATCCCCAGGATGGCATTGTTTATCGTATGAAGTCAAACATGAAGTACGATGCGTTAGGTCACACTTCTAAACACCCACGAGGTGCCTTTGCTCTCAAAGAGCAGGTTGCTGGAGTGGAGACCACGCTGTTAGATGTAGTATGGCAGTTGGGTAAGAGTGGAGTTGTTAGTCCAGTGGCTATTCTCGACCCTGTGGTCGTGGGAGAAGCTACAGTATCGAGAGCAACTCTGCACAATATTGAGTACATACGCGACCTTGATCTGGAGATAGGTTGTAAGGTAGAGGTTATCCGCTCTGGCGAGATCATACCTCGGATTGTCAGGAGGTTAGATTGATTGCTACCTGCAAAAAAATAATTCTTGACAGAAACCTTAAAAGTGCGTATAATACTATTTCAATTTCAGAGGAATCCAGATGACCATTATCGAAGCCCCAATAAACTGCCCTAGCTGTAGTTCGGTTTTAGAGAATGTGAATCATCTTCTGTATTGTAAAAACCCACTCTGTGGGGAGAAAACTCTGAAGCTCATCGAGCACTTTGCCAAGACACTGAAGATCAAAGGTCTTGGGCCTGCATCAATCCGTAAGTTGGATATTGTCTCCCTTGAGGAACTATACAATCTTACTTTTGATGACATTGCCCACGCTCTTTCTTCTGAGCGTCTTGCGGTCAAGTTAGTAGATGAGTTACAGAGATCTCGAACTGCACCTCTCAATGTGTTGTTACCTGCTTTTAGCATACCCTTAATTGGTAAATCAGCATCGGAAAAGCTGTCAAAAGTCTGCATCGACATCGAAGACATAGACTATGATACTTGCCGCCAAGCTGGTCTAGGCGAAAAGGCTACAGCTAACGTGTGTAAGTGGATGGATGAAGAGTTTTATCTAGTATCCTTACTACCGTTTAGCTTCAAGTTTGAGAGAACACAGACAACAAACATAACCCACGGCACGGTTTGTATTAGTGGTAAACTTACTAGTTACAAAACGAAAGCCGAGGCTCATAACAAACTACAAGAGCTTGGTTATGCAGTCAAGACGAGCTTGACTAAGGATGTCACCATCCTAGTAAACGAAAGCGGAATTGAATCTGCTAAAACTAAGAAAGCCAGAGATGCTGGCGTTCAAATCATAACTAACCTTTTAGATTTTATTGGAGAATAATATCATGGCACTACCCAAGTGGACTGAAGAGCGTACTTCCGCTCTAACTGATTTTGTAGGTGATGAATCACCTGTATCCCAAGCAACTGTTGCAGAAGCAGCAGATCAGCTTGAAACCTCTACTCGTTCTATCTCTAGCAAATTGCGCAAGATGGGCTATGACGTAGAGCTGGCTTCTGCCAGTGCTTCACGCGCATTTAGCGATGCTCAAGAAGCTACCCTTGCAGCTTTTGTTTCTGACAACAGCGGCACTTACACTTATGCTGAAATCGCTTCTCACTTTGAAGATGGCGCTTTCTCAGCTAAGTCAATCCAGGGCAAGATTTTGTCTATGGAATTAACTGGACACGTTAAGCCTGCTCCTAAAGTTGAAGCTGTACGCACGTACTCTGAAGCTGAAGAAGCTACTTTCGTTCAGATGGTTAACGATGGCGCTTTCGTAGAAGCTATCGCTGACGCTCTTGATCGTTCAGTAAACTCTGTACGTGGTAAAGCTCTTAGCTTGCTTCGTTCAGGCGACATTGACGCTATCCCTAAGCAAGAAGTTACTAAAGGTTCCTCTAAGGAAGATCCTTTGGCTGACATCGTTGACATTGGTAGCCAGACTGTCGAAGCTATCGCAGAGCAAATTGGTAAGACCGCCCGAGGCGTTAAGACTATGCTCACTCGTCGTGGCCTTTCAGCCGCTGACTATGATGGCGCTTCTAAGAAAGAAAAAGCTTCAGCTTAATCCTTCTTAGTACCACTCAAGGGTAGACTCTTCGGGGTCTGCCCTACATTTTAGATTTGAAATCGGGAGACTTTCAAAATTGAACATCGCTAGTGCGCTCATAAAGCAAGTGCTTGAGCTTCAGGACTTTCAGACCTGGAGTGTTGCGCACAAGCATTACTTTGCAACAGAATATCATAGTCTGCATAAGATTATTGATAAGCATTGCGAAGAGTTTCATAAAGTCCCTACGATTGAAGATCTAAAGTTTGAGATTCGTGATTCAGCTACTCGAGAGAAACTCTACGCAGTAGAAGCAGTCGAGGTCGATGCAGACCCTCAGATGCTTCTCGAGTATCTGAAGAACGAATACACTCAGAAAGAAATTCTGGACTCGCTAGAAGATTATGTTGAGAACTCCGTTGCATTTGAGAATGCTCAGGAGTCCGTCAACCACTTACATCAGATCGTCCTAGACGTTGAAGATAAAGTAGATCTTGAAGACCCGCAGGAAAGTATGCAACGTATTGAACTGTTCGAGCCAGAAGAAGATTTAGCCAAGTACATGAAACTCGGTCTTAACGAGGAGTACGACTACGAAATACAGTTCTCACCTAGAGATCTTGTTATGGTTGGTGGTCGACGCGGTGCTGGTAAATCTGTTATCTGTGCAAACATTGCTAACGCAGTGTATGCCTCTGGTAAATCGGCTATGTATTTCACTATTGAAATGGATAGCCGGTCTATCCTTCAAAGATGTTGTTCCATCGCTACTGAAGTTCCCTTTGCTCGTTTACGTACTCAAAACTTGAGTGTTGCCGAGTGGGAGAAAGTAGCAGGTTGGTGGGCAGCACGTTATGTTGATGGACAAGACCGCTTGAAGGAGTATAGACAACATCGTGACTTCAATAAGTTGCACACAGCACTTAAAAACAACTGCGAGCTTCTCCCGACTCAGCAGTTGGATGTAGTGTATGACCCTGCACTTACTCTCTCCAAGATTCGCGCAGAGCTTGACAAAAAAGTCAGACCTCTGAATGTTGGTGTCATTATTGTTGACTATATTAATCAGGTAAAGCGGTCGAGTCTACCATCTCGTGGTGGACAATACGACTGGACAGAACAAATTGAAGTGAGTAAGGCTTTGAAGTCTATGGCTCAGGAGTATGACTGCACAGTATTTTCCCCTTATCAAACGGATGCTAGTGGTGAAGCTAGATTCGCTAAAGGTATTCTCGATGCGGCAGATGCCGCTTATACGCTAGAAACGTGGGATCACGAAGATGAATGTATTACATTCAACTGTGTGAAAATGCGTAGTGCTTCAATGAAATCCTTTACCTCTCAAGTAGACTGGGACAGCCTTAAGATTGGCCCTGAAACTGCTATGACTCCAAAAGAGAAAGATGATTCCTCGCACAAAACTGGCGAATCCATTGATGATATCTAAAAATATTTCTTGACATTTTATCTTCTTTTGCGTATAATATACGGATACTTAAAAGGAGATAAAGCATATGGCACTTACATTCGGCAGTCTACGACATACACCCTCTGGCAGGAAGCGCAAGCCTTTGCCCAAAGCAAAGAAGCGTGTTACTGAGTGGAAAGCATACGAAGCCCCAAAGACTTATCGTAGAGAGACCCCAGAGTACCCATCTTTTGAGGATAAAGGTCACTGCACAGATCTAGTAGAAAAGCCACAGTTAGATAGTAAGTATACGATTGCACCTGCCTATAACAAAGGTGCATATCAAGTAATCAGTACAGAAAACATTAAGGACATCGGTAGGTGACAGTAGAAGAACTATTAACATCAAGAGATGTTTATTTTATACCCAAAGGCGCAGATGCTATCGTTCGTTGTCTCAATCCAGAGCACGATGATAAGAATCCTAGTATGCGTATCGACAAGATCACTGGTATCTTTCAGTGCTTTTCCTGTGGGTATAAGGGAAACATTTTTACACACTTTGGTGAAAAGGCAAACCAATTACAACTAAGACGAGAATTACTAAAAAAGACAATTAGAGAGAAAAGGTCTGAGTCGGTTGGTTTGTCCTTTCCAAAGAATATTACCCCATATCTGGGCAACTGGAGAGAAATTAAACCTGAAACATACAAGAGGTTTGAAGCTTTCCAGCATCATGACCCTGACCACATTGGTCGGATTGTATTTCCAGTACGAGACATATCTGGTCGTATTGTAGCCTTCAATGGTCGCCATACGACAGGTGGTACACCCAAGTACATGATCTCGCCTGCGGGTGCGAAGATGCCTCTATACCCTGTAGTAGAGCCTATAAAGGGTTCTGTTATACTTGTAGAAGGTATCTATGATATGGTCAATCTGCATGATAAAGGACTAGACAATGCAGTATGCTGTTTTGGAACAAAGAATATAAATGAAGATAAGTTACGTATGCTTTCGATACAAGGTGTAGAAGAAGTAGTAGTTTTCTTTGATGGAGATGACGCAGGACAGTCTGCGGCAAAAGAAGTAAAGGACATGGCAGAGCGAGTAGGCTTAGCCAGTAGAAACGTAGCACTCAAGGACACAGACCCAGGTGCATTACCCCTGAAATCAGTACAAACACTAAAGAGTAAATTATATGCCTAAAGTTGCATTAGTAGAAACTAAACCAAGTAGAACAAATTTTAAGAAAGAATTCGATGATGAGTTTGAGTTTGACCAGTATCAACTCTGTTCAGACCCAGGCATCAAAAAAGTACTTAAACGAGACTGCGACATCGAGATAGATGTAGACGCTTACGACTGGCTTATTCTAGTCGGTAGTGATGCACTCAAGTACTTTACCTCTGTGAATTCGGTCACAGAGTATTCTGGCAAGAAAGTCGAAGAGAAGTTCCTGCCTGTCATTAACCCTGCCATGCTCGCATTCAAGCCCGAAGCACAGCGCACATGGGACGACTCTAAGCAGAGTATTGTAGAGTACATTAACGGCAATAAACAAGATACCGTAATTACTGAGTACAATGCTTGGGGTATACAAGATACAGAGGAAGCCAATGCTTTTATACGTGCTGCTATTGACGCCCCTCTTCCTTACGTTGCTCTTGACTCGGAGACAACCGGACTTTATCCACGTGACGGCCATATGCTTGGCATTAGTCTTAGTTATGAAGCTGATAGGGGTGCATACATAGATACAGAATGCTTTGACGAAGAGACAGAGCGTTTATTACAAGAGTTATTCGACAAGAAAACAGTAGTATTTCACAATGCCAAGTTCGATATGGCGTTCTTCGAGTACCACTTTAACTTCAAATTCCCTAGCTTTGAAGATACAATGCTTCTACACTACTTGATTGACGAGAACCCCGGTACTCACGGTCTAAAGCAGTTGTCTATGAAGTACACTAAGTATGGGGACTATGAGAAGCCAATGTACGAGTGGATTGATAACTATCGTAAGCAGCATGGTATTCTCAAAAACGACTTCAACTGGGGTGATATTCCTTTTGACGTTATGAAACTGTACGCTGGTATGGATGCTGCTTGTACTTTCCTTCTCTACGAGAAGTTTGTAAAGATTAAGCAGAACAAACGCCTAGCCAAAGTGTATGATAACATACTAATTCCTGGTTGCCGTTTTCTGACGGACATCCAAGACAATGGCGTACCGTTTGATAAGCAGCGTTTGCTGAAGTCTCAATCTCTCATGCAAGACGAGATTGACGAAGCAGTAGCGGAGCTATACAAGCATCCCGCCATCAGTAAATTTGAGAAAATTAATGGAAAAGATTTTAATCCTAACAGTACTGTTCAGCTTCGTAGTTTACTATTTGACTTCATCGGCCTTACTCCTACTGGAAAAAAGACTGGAACGGGCGCGAATTCAACAGATGCGGAAGTTCTTCAAGAGTTGGCGACGCAATCCGAAGTCCCCGGACTTATCCTTGCTATCCGACAAAAGTCTAAAATTAAAAATACTTATCTGGACAAAATCTTTCCGCAGTTGGACAGAGATAGCCGCTTACGGACAGGTTTTAACCTTCACGGCACAACTAGTGGGCGGCTCAGCTCTAGTGGTAAGCTTAATATGCAGCAATTACCCCGAGATAATCCCATTGTTAAAGGATGTATTAAAGCAGCTCCTGGACATAAAATTGTAGCAATGGATTTGACCACAGCAGAGGTATATGTCGCTGCTGTACTCGCAAAAGACAAAGCACTTATGGATGTGTTTAAGTCTGGAGGCAACTTCCACAGTGCGATCGCACATAAAGTATTTAAGCTACCCTGCGAAGTAAGTGAAGTAGCAGAATTATACAGTATGCAACGTCAGGCGGCTAAAGCCGTAACCTTCGGTATCATGTATGGTGCGGGAGCAAACAAGATTAGTGAGCAAGTCACAAAGGATAGTGGTAAACCTTTCACTAGAAACGAAGCTCAAGAAGTAATTGATGATTACTTTAAAGAGTTTCATAAATTAAAATCATGGATTGAAGAGAACCAGAAGTTCATTCAACAGAATGGTTTCATTTACAGCTTCTTCGGAAGAAAAAGGAGATTACCAAATGTCGCATCGACAGACAAAGGCATCCAGAGTCATAGCGTTAGGTCTGGTCTTAACTTTCTGGTGCAGTCTGCTGCTAGTGATATTAACCTTCTCGGGGCAATAGACATGAATGAATGGATCAAAGCAAACGGTAAGAAGGCTCGTATCTTCGCACTAGTACACGATTCCATTCTAGCAGAAGTACCAGAGGATGAAGTCGAGGAATACATGGAAAAACTAGCAAACTACATACAAATGGACAGAGGTATCTCTATACCTGGTGCTCCAGTAGGTTGTGACTTTGAGATTGTTCACGAAGATTACTCAGGCGGAAAGTTCGAGAAGAAATATGGTGATTACATATCGTAGTATACGCTCTACTATAGAATACCCTGTATTTTTATTACCTTCAGGAAATTGGGAGTTGCATGATGGACTCCTTTTTCTTGAAGATAAGATAGTAGATGATAGAAATAAAGAAGGCAGAACTCTTGGAGCCAGGCGTATGCAAACAGCTCATAAGAACATTCTTCCTCTAAAAAAGATGATTACTTCGTACAATGGAGTATTAAAACAAGGTACTAAGTACTTTATAGATAACGTAGGGAAACCTTTTGTGTACGAAAAAACACGCTTTGCACAACTAAAGTACTTGAGAATTAAAAGAGTGGAGAAGAAAGATATAGCTTCACTTGTATGGGTACAAGGACATAACACTCCTTTTACCGTTCCACGCCCTCCTGAAGATGGAATGCTTTGGGCAGGGGTTTTGCACTTACATGGATTACCGTGGGTGCTGTATGAGTACTCGGAAACGAAACTCAAAGATACCAGAAAGAAAGTATAATATGGGAAAACGAAGAAAAACTCTTGCAGGAGTCAACTTTGAACTGCAAGAAATAGAACCTTTAACACGTAACCAGCTAAAAGCATTTGAATCTAACAAACACCTTGTTCTGCATGGACTTGCAGGTACAGGTAAGACGTTTATATCCTCGTACCTAGCATACGATGATATGGCAAAAGGAGCCTTTCAAAAGCTAGTAATTATACGAAGTGCTGTACCTACAAGAGACATTGGATTCTTACCCGGTACAGAGAAGGAGAAAGCCTCTGTTTATGAAGAGCCTTATAAAGATATTGCTAATGATCTGTTCGGTAGAGGCGATGCCTACGAAATACTGAAACAGAAAAACTTAGTAGAGTTTATGACTACTTCATTTATACGAGGAATTACACTCAGAGATGCAGTTATTCTTATTGATGAGTGCCAAAATATGTCTTTTCATGAGCTAGATTCTATTATCACTCGTATGGGTGAGAACTGTAGAATTGTATTTTGTGGAGACTTTAGACAGGCAGATCTTAGGGCAAACGGCCTTAAAGACTTCTTCCAAGTTCTAAAACGCATGGATTTGTTCACTTTTATCGAGTTTGAGGTAGAAGATATTGTCAGATCTGAATTCGTAAAATCATATATTATCGCAAAGAATGAACTAGACCTATGAAAGCAGTCATAAGCCACAGAATATACATGGATTGTACCGAAGAAGTACAGGAGAGAATCGACAAAGAGCTCACCTATACTATTCCTACGCACAATCCTCTTGATCCACCTGAGGTGATTAAGAATATGGGCATTATTCGTAATGGGTTAGTCTCATTACCAATAGGTCGTACGGATTTGATACCATCAAATTACGAAATAGTCGATAGGCGTGTAAATAAGCCTGTAGACTTTCCTAAGTTTAAGTTTGACTTACGACCAAGCCAGCAAGCGGTTTATGACGAAATCGAAGATAATAGTATAATTAACGCATGGGTCAGTTGGGGTAAGACATTTACAGGTTTAGCTATCGCTGGTAAACTTGGACAGAAAACACTTGTTGTTACTCACACTGTCCCTCTGCGTAATCAGTGGGCAAAAGAAGTAGAGAAAGTCTATGGATTTAAGCCAGGCATCATAGGCAGTGGTCAATTTGATCTTGATGCTCCTATCGTGATTGGGAATACTCAGACTTTATACCGAAATGTAGACAAGATTCGCAAAGAGTTTGGGACTGTTATACTAGATGAGATGCATCATGTTAGTAGTCCGACCTTTAGTAAAATTTTAGATACAAATTACTGTAGATATAAGATAGGTCTATCGGGTACTATAGAAAGAAAGGATGGAAAACACGTTGTATTCAGAGATTACTTTGGTAATACTCTTTTCAAGCCACCTAAAGAAAACTATATGACCCCTACAGTACACATTGTACCGTCAGAAATACGATTTATGGATGGAGCTAGAATCCCCTGGGCTAACAGAGTCACAAAGCTAGCAAATGATGAAGAGTATAGACATACAATAGCAATGCTTGCGGCAGCCTACGCTGCAAAGGGGCATAAAGTCTTAGTAGTAAGTGATAGAGTGAGCTTTCTGAAGGCTTGTTCCGAGCTTACAGGAGACAAATCAATATGCGTTACTGGCGAAGTATCGCATGAAGATAGAGAAACACTCGTAGAAGAAATACTCTACGGGGATGCTAATGTTCTGTACGGGACACAGGCTATCTTCTCAGAGGGCATATCAGTAGACACACTTAGCTGTCTTATACTGGCAACGCCCGTAAATAATGAACCACTACTGACACAGCTTTGTGGACGAGTGATTCGGAAAAAGGAAGGTAAAATCGACCCTGTTATTATAGATATACACCTGAAAGGAAATACGGCTCGAAAACAAGCCTCCAATCGTGTCGGGTTCTATATGAAGCAGGGTTGGAATATGAAGTACCTTTAAAAAAATAATTCTTGACAAAATGGTAAAAAGGAAGTATAATAGTGCTCTTATTTGATTGGAAGAAGGTTTTTGATACGGCGCAAGGAAATATTGCTACTTGTAACACGATAATGGAAATGCTCGTAAAGAGTCAAATCCCTCGTAACAAGTATGACCCTATCTATAAATATTCTCATAAAGACTTTACAGGCGACTGCTTTCTTCTTCATGGAGAAATGCTTCTTTACAATTCTTATAAGTACACACAAAAAGAACTTTGCATATACTACGCACTGGCTTCTCTTAGAAGTACAGCGGAGTATTTTGCAACGCACAAAACCACACTAGATCCACTGCATTGTCCAGTGCCTCTAGAACAAATTAACGACAACAGGCTACTCATAGTATTACCGGACGAAATAACGTTCATCTATGAAGAAGTCCAACTGGAGACTATACACTAATGGCATTATCATTCAATAAGCAAACGGGCGGAGCCCAAAAATCCTCAATCTCAACTTTTCAGTATAAAGATGGTGACAACAAGATGCGCGTAGTTGGCGACATTCTTGCACGCTATGTTTACTGGATTAATGGCGAGAACGGTAAAAACATTCCAATGGAGTGCCTATCTTTCGATAGAAACTCTGAGCGATTCAACAATGTCGAAAAAGACTGGGTTCGTGAGTACTATCCCGACCTAAAGTGTGGCTGGAGCTACGCTACTCAGTGCATCGACAACGGTGAAGTTAAAGTAGTAAACCTCAAGAAGAAGCTGTGGGAGCAAATCATTACTGCTGCAGAAGATCTAGGCGACCCTACTGACCCTGACACTGGCTGGGACATTTGTTTCAAGCGAGTTAAGACTGGCCCTCTTCCTTACAACGTAGAGTATCAGTTGCAAGCACTAAAGTGCAAGCCTCGTGCTCTTACAGACGAAGAGCGTGAAGCTATTGCTGATCTAAAGTCTATGGATGACGTAATGACCCGTCCTACTCCTGACGCACAGAAAGAGTTGCTTGATCGAGTTCGTAACCACGGTGACGAGACTGATGATGAAGCTCTTGACGCGGAGTTCAATGTAGGATGATTCTTTTTACGGCAGACTGGCACATCAAGCTGGGGCAGAAGAATGTCCCAGTAAAGTGGGCTACAAACCGTTATCAAATGTTCTTTGACCAGATCTATGAACTAGAAAAAGAATGTAATATGCACATAATCGGAGGCGATCTCTTTGATCGTCTTCCGAATATGGAAGAGTTGGAACTTTACTTCAGGTTTATTCGTGGAGTAAAGATTCCAACTATTATTTATGATGGAAACCATGAAGCTACTAAGAAGAATAAGACTTTCTTTACTCAGCTAAAGCAAGTAAGTAGGGATATTAATCCTCTTATTCATATTGTAGATGTGTCTTATGTAGACAATGACTTAGGTTTCAGTATCCTGCCTTACGCAGATTTGCATAAGAAAGGTAGTATAGATCATTTTGATACGAGCTGGCCTTTATTCACTCACGTTAGAGGAGAAATACCGCCACACGTTAAACCCGAAGTCGAATTAGACCTGTTTGAAGACTTCCCTGTTGTATTTGCAGGCGACCTACACGCCCATAGCAACTGTCAACGCAATATTGTATATCCTGGTAGTCCTATGACTACTTCCTTTCATAGAAGTAAAGTAAAAACAGGTTACTTGCTTATTAACGAACAGGACTGGAGTTGGATGTGGGAAGAGTTTAGATTACCACAGCTAATTCGTAAAACAGTTACAAGTAGTGAAGATATGACTCCTACTGATTTTGATCACACGATCTATGAAGTAGAAGGAGATATGCAAGATCTAGCCGGAGTAAAGAACTCAGAATTGCTAGATAAAAAAGTAGTAAAACGTAAGTCAGAGGCATCTCTTATCATGGATAAAGATATGTCCGTGCAAGAAGAGCTAGTAGAGTATCTAACGTACATACTAGAAATTAACCCTGATAAAATACCAGACATCATAGGAACATACAATGATTACACTACAAACATTGAGATGGGATAACTGCTTTAGTTATGGTTCTGGTAATGAGTTACAATTAGACGACAATACTGTTACACAAATCCTTGGTACTAACGGGATGGGGAAGTCCTCCATCCCGTTAATCATTGAGGAAGCACTGTATAACAAGAACTCTAAGGGTATCAAAAAAGCAGACATTCCTAATCGTTATGTGGATGATGGTTATAACATCTCTCTGTCTTTTACGAAAGATGAAGATAGTTATCAGATCACCGTTAATCGCAAAACAAATATAAAAGTCAAACTTGAAAAGAATGGTACAGATATCTCTAGCCACACAGCTACGAATACGTACAAGACTCTACAAGAGATTCTCGGAGTTGACTTTAAAACCTTTTCGCAGTTAGTATATCAAAATACTAATGCGAGTTTGCAGTTTTTAACTGCTACAGATGCAAACCGTAAGAAGTTTCTTATTGATCTTCTACACTTAGAAAAATACGTTGAGTTATTCGAAGTATTTAAG